TAAAACTGTACCAAGGACAGGAGATCCTACTATGCCCAACAAGCCAGTGGTATAAACTGATACGCCAGTGATTTTACCATTTCCACCATTGGAAACAGCGAAACCTTGACCTACAGAAAGTACGCCATCATAAGCTCGATTGGTTACAGTGAAGATGCCGCGAGTAGCGACAGGAATTGCTTTTCCAGGTAAGGAAACTTGTAATTCTTGAGCTTTCTGAGGATAATACAGAAGTTTTTGACCGTTTTCGTCATACTGTGCAGTTTCCATCAATGCAATACCCAAGGGTCTTTCATTAATACCTGTAGTAGGAGCGATTTTTAAAGTTACGGAAGGATACATATTAGCTCCACCATTTCCTACGAAAGGATAATCGGTTTTGCCAAGATATGAATTGTCTCCATATGTAACTGGATCGAGATCTAAGTTAGCTGCGGTTACTTTAACGAAGATACCAGCATCTCCAGATCCGTACCCAGTGACACTGTTATTGATATAAGTGTCATCGAGTGCGAACATATTGACGACTTCATGTTCGTTATATTGTCTAAATGGTAATAGTCTATTGCCCATATATATTTATTAGTTTAAGTGAGAGGTTGAAATTAAGAGATTAAAATGTTTTTCTTATCGAAAGCGGATGCGAATTTGCTTACTAAAGATTGAGGAGCTTTTGAAGATGGCTCATTGTTATTTGGAATATCTGCTTGCGAAGCTTTGGCGTTGTCGAGAATTTCGTCAACTGAAGAAGATGCACTAGATTTACCCATTCTTTCCAATCTTTTATTAACTTCTTCTTCGATTTTAGCTTGAACTTGTTTATCAAATTCGGATTTAGTTTCCTTGTTCTTGTGCCTCCAAATAACTTCTAGTTTATTTTTATAAGAAGCAAAAGATTGTTCATCTTGAGATAAATTTTTGATTTCTTCGGCCAAGATTCTACGATCTTCGTCATCCAATTCGAATTGAGTGTCAAGTTCGTCCATTCTGGCATTAAAACAAGCTAATGCTTGAGTAGCCAATTGTTCAGCTTCGTATTGTTTAAGTGTAGTCAAAGCATCAGACAATTGTTTCTGCATTTCTTCTACGGAAGCCTTGATTTCATCACGCTCTTTTTGAGCTGATTCGGCAGCAGCTTTTGCAGAGTCTAAATCAGTACGATATTCTTCGTCTTTCTTTTTGATGGCTTCTGTAAAAATTGTGGTCATATTTGCAGCTGCCTCTTGAGAGATTTTTTTCTCCAAAAGCGTTTCCTTAAGTTCGGCTAAAATTTGTTCTAAATTCATGGCTCTGTCTTTTTGTAGTTTTACATCCTCATTTTCTATTTGTGAATCTTTTTTGGAAAAAAAATGATTTTTAAAGAAATAAGTTTTACTTTTTACTGGACTTTCAATATTTAAGTCTCTTTCATCTTGATTAGTTATCACTCCTTGCACATCTGCGGCTGGAGTAGTTGTATACCCAATACCTAAGGGGTAAATATCACCAACAACTAAACGATAAATCCTAGTTCCATCTTTTAATTTACCTTCACCGCCATAAGATTTTAAATTTCCTTTCAATTCTTGTATATGATTTTTATCAGTGATTATTTCAGCTTGCTTTAAATCATCAGAGCCTATAGCGATATTGAATTCATCAAAACCTAATTCCCAACTCGTAGAGATTTTATTATATAATTCACTATTAGGATCGGAAGATTTCTCTAGAGCAGATGCAAAATCTTTATTTACAAATTTATAAACTACTGCGCCTAGCGCTATATTAAAAGGATCAGAATAATTAATTAATTGATCTGGAGTTAGTATTTGATTAGTTCCGTAAGAACTGAAACCCGTTGTTAAGATATGTCCAACTACCTTTTCTTTCTTGTGTTCGATGTTTGTCGGTTTATGTTTAAATAAATTAGCTATCTTTAATGCCGTTTGAGTGTCGATGCCATCATCATTTTTATTAAATCTATTAACTACTGCAGCATTAAAAGCGACACCTAACAAATCTATATTTTGTTCAAAATCAACTTCACTGCTTGGAATAAGTATGCCCAAATTCTCCAAAGAGGCTCTAGAAATATTCTCTTGACCAAATGTTTTGACTGTTAACTCTCTAACATTAAACTTTGTCTTGTATTGAAATTCTTTATTCATTTATTTTTTCAGAGTGGTATAATATTGCTGATGGATATGTCTCCAATTCATGTTCTGTGGATATATTCAATACTTCATCCAATGTTTGGAGCTGTTCAATTTTATTAATATCATTTACACATGATTTTAATTCATGTTGCCATGTATCAATTTGAGAAGAGCAGATAATAGACTCGCATAAAGAGTTTACCATTTCAATTTGATCATTATTTAATTCACCTTCAGAATTAAATTTTAATTTAAATTCCTGCTTTGCCAAAGAAAATAAATCCTCAACTTTTTCAGAAATTGCTTGTATATTTTTTCTAGAATAGCCTTTTATAGTTTTACTTGGTCCGACTTTCTTGGTTCCAACTGGTCTTCCTCCACTTTTAGGGGTATTATTTGTTGCCGCTGGTTTTGCGGGGACTTTTATAGCTCCAATTGGCGTTGAACCCGCAGGCAGTTTAGGAGTTGGAGCAGCCATCATCGGAACGCCGCCTACAACTGGATTGTAATAACCTTTTTTACGATTTTTAACGAAATCTTCTTGAGCTAATTCAATATCTTCGGATTTTGGGAAAGAGCCAGTATTAAATACATCTAATCCTTGTTGAGGAGTAATGACTCCTAATTCCATTAACCTTGTAGTTATTCTTAAAATCTCTGTTTCATTCTTAGAATCCATATCTACAAATTTAGCAGTTGGATAAGACTTGAAGCCCATATCTTTGGATACTCTTTTGATTTCTCTTTGTAAAAAATCATTTAAAAAAGCTCTTCTAGATTCATTTAATTTATCCATGAAGATTCTAGTCTTCACTTCTGTAGTATTATACTTCTCGGAACCAACCATGACGTTCTGAAGCCCTTGGCGAATATCTTCGTTTAACACCTCGTACTTTTGCGGTCCCAATATTTTAGCAATATCTGGAATGATGAATTCTGCTTCGGTTGTATAATCAGAAACTAATACACGACCAACGCTTTCATTTAAAAACAACTGCTGCATCGCTTGTAGATTGTGAGGATTAATACCTCCTTTATCTGGAGGAGCGCCCATCTTAATTAAAAGAATAACATTCTCAACGGTGCGAGTAATTGCTTGATCCATTTTTTTCAATTCAAGCTTTGCATTGATATCGTCTAAAACTGGATAGCCAAAAGGAATAGAGAATGGTTCATAGTCTTGTTTTTTATAAAAAACATAAGATAATTTTGTATTATCTAATTTAATTAAAAGACCAGTTGTATAAAATTGACCTTTTTTAATTTTATCACGAACATCTGGAGGAAAAGATTTTAAGATCTCTACATCGTAATCATCTTTTGGATTGCGCAATCTTTCGAGATCATATTCAGATAATATTTTCTCGTATGCGCCCAAAGTAAAAGATGTAGCTCTTTTTGCTACGATACTAAATGGATTTAATAATATATATTTAATTGGTATCTTGGGATCTGCAGCTAAACTTAGATTATTAGCATAAATTTTATTTAATGTTTTAAAATCATCAACATTTAAAGTTCCATCTACACGATACATGAACACATTACCGCTTCTGTAGTACTCACGGAAGAATTGATCTTTAAGATCCCAGAGTCTAATTTTATTAAACCATTTATAAAAGAAATCTCTAGATGCATTATTGCCGCCTTCAAGGTATACGTCTCCATTTGCGAATTCAGACATTACATCAATAGAATTTCTGAACACCGCAATGTTTGCGTATGCCTTTTGACATAATTCAATAGCTTCTCTTACATTAACTCCATCAGAAGCGTATTCGTATGGCAACAAACCCATACGAATACTGCTAAATCTATTTGTTGCATTTCCTACAGAGGATCTATTTATTCTCGTAGCGTTACCCACTCCATTCTCACCTTGACTAGTCCTTTGGTAAGTGCTTGCAGTACTAACATCTGAGGTGTAGTACGCTTCGCCAGCTGATACTGGAGAAATTTGAGATATTGAAGAACCTTGTAACGATTGAAGTTGATCTTCCAATGGCTGTTGGTTAAATTTATCCCAATAATTTGATTTTTTGCTATATTTTCTCTTCTCCATTGTATTAATTGTTACACTGAAAGTCTAAAAGTTACTTTATGAACATTGGGGTAAAAGAAAATACCTTCTGCTCTGGCTCATCCATCATGTCATAGTAAACATTCATCATCCAATTTGCTAAAATTAAAGCAGAATAATTATCTTTTCTTGCGCGATCTGGCCCTTTCTGCCCTTTTAGATTTGGAGGTAAATCAAATGTCTGCGTTCCAGTAGAACTTGAGTTTGGTTGAATTAGTGCGCATTCCGCTTTTGTTAAATCAATCATATCTTTTTGATGTTCAATAAAATCAATCATCTTAGAACCCTTAGGTTGCTCCATCTCATTATTTCTTAAGAACTTAAGATCTTCTATGGGAATATTTTTATTTCTTTGCTTGGAGTAGTCTTGATCTATTGCATTACATCCAAAAAATATTTTTTTATGATCAAAAGCAGCTTGCAATAATTCATTTGCAAATCTAATCCATTGAGATGTTGGTTTTTTAAGATGGCAGATCCTTTTTTCTGATAAATTATATTGATTTTTTGACTCAGTTATTGCTAAATGATATTCTTGAAGCGAATCAAAGTCAGCATCAAATGTTTGTATCTTTAATTTGTTACTTTTAAACAATTGACTTTCATTAGCAGAATTTAAAAATTGCACTCCACCATTATAATCGCCAACTATACCTACGATATTGAAATGAGTTAATAAAAAATAAAAATAATCAATATGAGACTTTAAAGCAGTGCCAGCCATAGCATAACTATGTACAAGGACTCCATTTCTTTTGCTTTTATTTAACTTTATAACTTGCATCGCAAAATCATCAGACCCTTCTGATTCAGACCAAGATGGATCGAATGCTAAAATGTATTCTGCGTCTGGATCACCAGCAACCTCTACGCTTTGACCTTCACCATCTTTAATCGTGCATTCCATCATCTTACTAACTTTAAAGTAACCACTGCTATCATCTGTAAATACAGAACCAAACTCCCTTTGGAACTGAGAGTCGCTCATGGTAGCTTTTGCTTGATTTAATAATGCACCATCATACAATTGGCTTGGTGCGCAATCATAACTAAAATGCATTATTACCCTATGGGCTTTCGGATCTCCTTTGGCAATTAAAGACTCGTACTCTTGATAGAGCTTGTATAGATATTCGAACTTATAACTAGCGGATGAAAGACCAATAATTTTATTGTTTGGCCAAGGTTTTCTATCTTCTTCTTTCATTTTGCCTTGTTCAATCATTTTAGATTCAATATTGTAAATGTTCTGTCTTTCGGTTGGATTTTCAACAACTGAAAGGAATGGAATAATAACTTCGTTATATATCTTTTCTGGCATGAGCAAAAACTCATCAATAATCATGCATTGAAAACGAAAACCACGAAGTTTTTCTCCATCACCTAATGGAAGAGCCGTTATTCTTGAAGAACCAATTTCCATGAACCATTCGTCATTACCTTTTGAAACTCTTCCAATTGCTTCTGAAAACATCGATGCCTTTACCGTCTTAGAGATGTCTTCTATCTTTCTAAAGATCATTTTTGCTTGACGAAATGATTTAGATATAATTCCTATATGAATACCTGGATGTAAAATTGCGTGAAGCGCAGCGAAAACACCAGTTGTGAAAGATTTTGAAAGACCGCGACTCCAGATGCCTAAAAAATAATCAGTCTGAAACATTCCTTTGATCGCCATATGCTGAAATGGAAACAACTCCACTCCAGTTAATAATTCAGACGTAAAAGATGGATTTTCGTGCAAGAATTTATATAAAAGAATTTTCGCTTCTCTCTCATCTAGAAATCCTTCTTTAGCTAAGATATCTTTGTTGATATCTTTAAATTTCATTCTACTTTTTTGCTGTCCTAAATCCCAAGCCATATTTTTGATTGATAAAGTGCTGCATATCTACATTCCAAACCTTTTTACCCCAATGCAGCAACAAGGGTATTAAGTTTTCGCTATTAGTACGACTACCTGTAAATACAAATTGCGCACAATCTTTATATTTATGCTGCAATATTCTCATATTATGAAATATATATTTCATATTTGACTTGTGATATGATTTTTTATTCTGATCTTCTAACGAATAAAGATCGGCTTCTATCACTATGAATAAATAACAATTTAAAGATCTTGTTCTTATCAATTCTTTTTCAAATCTATCTAAATTAGCCAAAGATAGTGTTCCTTTAAAGTCTTGTTCTGATTTTCTATCTACAAAGGTATAATCAAAACCATCCACAATACCGTAATCACCAATATCTAATTTGCCAACAATTTGTTTTTTAAAATATAAAGGTTCTTGCTCTCTTGTATCAGTTATGATTTTTAAATCATGAACTTTTTCATTTTCCCAAAAATTACTAGGTAGCTTTTCTGAGAATAAAGGTTTTATATTTAAAGAATCACATAAATAGTTATAACTCTTAAAAAGATTTCTATATATGTTTAACGATGGCAAAAAGGAAGTAAACAATTCTATTTCATTGGGTGCATTCGTTAATTCACACTCAGTTATCCTTTGTTTTAAAAGAGATTTTGTGTAGTTCCTAACATTTTCTTTGTTATATAACTCACACCAATGATAAAGCTGGTCAATAGTATGAAAATCGCGTTTAAAATAACTTTCTTTATTTTTAAAAGGTAATAATTCATTTGTTAATAAGTTCTTGCGTTCAAAATGTTTGACATAGTAATCGTGAAGAAATACTCCATGCTTTTTTATATGCGCATGGAGACTTCTTTCAGAAAAAAAACCTTCACTACATTCTAAACAGTTATATGACATCTTCTTTTGAAATACCTAAGACCCTTGCTTTGAATGCAGCCATGCCCTCTAATCTATCTGCTTCAACTGATACTAATTTCTTTTGCATTTCGGCTATATGAACCATATTTTTTCTTTCCTCTTCTTCTTGAAACATTTGAACAAGAGATAAGATAGATGCATTTTCTCTTTGTTTATTTTTCATTCTTTCAGAACGATCTCCTTGAAGTTTTTTAGTCAAAGTCTCTATTCTTCCTTCGCACTGATGGTATTCGCCGCTTTTAGCTTTAATAATTTCAGCAAGTTTTACTGACATATCATTTTGCTCTTCTGCCGAATCAAATAGATCATTAAGCTTATTTAAATGCTTGCTG